CGTAACAGGTATCACAATATTCTATGGCTAGTCCCGCATGGACTCGCAAGGAAGGCAAGAACCCGAATGGCGGTTTAAACGCCAAGGGCCGAGCCTCTGCGAAGAGAGAAGGGCACAACTTGAAACCTCCTCAACCAGAGGGCGGCTCAAGGCGCGACTCTTTCTGCGCCCGTATGAGTGGGATGAAAAAGAAATTGACATCCGCAAAGACAGCGAACGACCCGAACTCTAGGATTAACAAGAGTCTTAGAGCATGGAACTGCGCTGAAGGTGGATATGTAAACTCAGCAGACGGGATTGCTCAAAAGGGCAAGACCAAAGGAAGGATGTGTTGATATGAATGGAACAGAAGTCAAAGCAATTACTGACGGGGCTGCATTGACAGTTACGTTATCTAGTGTGATGGGTTGGATGACTCCAGTAGCTGCGCTAATTGGTAGCCTTTTAGGTATTGTGTGGATGTGTATCCGCATATATGAGACCGACACTGTGCAAAAGTTGGTGCACAAGAATGCCGTCAACAAGTAAGAAACAGCACAATTTCATGGCAGCGGTAGCTAATAACGCATCGTTTGCCAAGAAAGCTGATGTCCCTCAGTCCGTCGGTAAAGACTTTACTGCGGCTGATAAAGGCATCAAATTTAAAGGTGGGACGCGTTCGCGTCCTGATTTGCAAAAGGTAAACAAGCCCGAAACTCTTCAGGGCAAGACCGAACTTTTTAAACAAGGTGGTAATACTATGGCTACAAAAATGAGCAAACCAACAATGAAGGCTGGCATGAGCATGGCTAAGGACGGCATGAAAAAGCCTACTCCTATGGCTAAAACCGACATGGCAGGCAGCATGATGGGTATGAAAAAGGGCGGTATGCCCATGAAAATGAAAGACGGCAAAAAAGTGCCTATCTTTGCAGCTAAAGGTGGTGGCATTGAGTCCAAGGGTAAAACCAAAGGCAAGATGATTACTATGAAAATGGGCGGCAAGAGCGGTAGAACCTGCTAAGGAACGGTCATGGCTGATATTAAATACCCCGATTCCACACCCGTGGGTGACCCCATCACTAAAGACTACAAACCTCCAGTTGCTGGTAGTGACATAAAGGTTGAAAAAGAACCCGTTCCTAAAACTGCCCCAAAGGTAGTTAAAAAAGCTAGTGGCGGCACCGCTTCTTCCCGTGCAGACGGATGCTGCGTTAAGGGTAAAACCCGTGGGAAGATGATGTAACTATGTTGGCAAGTCGCGGTATGGGCGCTATCAACCGCTCTAAGATGCCCAAAGGCAAGAAGACTGCCCGAAGGGATGACACCGACTTCACACAGTACGCTGAAGGTGGCAAGACCAAGTCCAAAGTAAATGAGGCTGGTAACTACACCAAGCCTGATTTACGCAAACGGATTTTTAACAGCGTCAAAGCTGCGGCAATCGTAGGTACTGGTGCAGGACAGTGGTCAGCACGTAAGGCTCAAGTTATGGCTAAACGCTATAAAGCCGCAGGTGGTGGGTACCGTGATTAAAAAGCCCCAGCAATCTCTCAAGGACTGGGGCAAACAAGATTGGACGACTAAAAGTGGTAAAAAATCTTCTGACACAGGTGAGCGATACCTTCCAAAAGCTGCGATCAAAAGTCTTAGCGCTAGTGAGTATGCTGCAACAACGCGTGCGAAACGCGCTGGCAAAAAAGCCGGAAAACAATTCGTAGCACAGCCAAAAGGCATAGCAAAGAAAACAGCAGGATTTAGATAATGGCAAATACCTCCGGAGCGTCCGCATTTAACCTTGACCTAACTGAGTTGGTCGAGGAGGCGTTTGAACGCGCTGGTAGTGAACTGCGCACTGGATATGACCTGCGTACTGCACGTCGTAGTCTCAACATCATGTTTGCTGATTGGGCAAACCGTGGTATCAATCTATGGACAATCGAGACAGGGTCTATTACCCTAGTTCAGGGGCAAAACACGTACCCACTACCAAACGACACGATTGACCTTCTTGAGCATTTAATTCGTACTGACGCAAACAGCACATCTAATCAGGCTGACCTGACAATTACACGGATTAGCGTTAGCACCTACGCTACGATTCCTAACAAGTTAACCCAAGCCAGACCTATTCAGGTTTGGATTCAGCGCTACAACGGGCAGGCTAGTCCCATCTCTGCTACGCTGACTACAACCATTACAAGCACATCAGACACAATCGTGTTGAGTGATGTTACGGGTTTACCCGCAGCAGGGTTTATAAAGATTGATAACGAGATTATCAATTATGGGTATATCACTCAAGATGCAAACGCCATTACGGGCACTCTATCTAGTTGCTTCCGTGGTCAGCAAAACACGATTGCTGTAGCGCACACGGCTGCGGCTACGGTGTACTGGCAACAAGTGCCAGCGGTAACCGTTTGGCCTACCCCTGATAACGTACAGCCATACACATTTGTTTACTGGCGTCTACGCCGCACTCAGGATGCTGGTGGTGGTGTGAACATCATGGACGTACCGTTTAGATTTATCCCTTGTATGGCGGCTGGTCTGTCGTACTACATCGCTGGCAAAGTACCGCAAGGTATGGAGCGTATTGGCATGTTGAAAGCTCAGTATGACGAGGCATGGGAACTGGCAGCATATGAGGATCACGAGAAAGCAGCATTACGTTTAGTTCCTAGACAGACCTACATTGGGAGGTAGTCGTGGGTAATCGTTTTGCTTCTGGTAAGAATGCAATTTCGGAGTGTGACCGTTGTGGTCAGCGGTTTAAGTTAAAGGTTCTTAAGACTGAGATCATCAAGACTAAGAACTACAACTTGTTGGTGTGCCCAGAGTGTTGGGACCCAGACCATCCGCAGTTGCAGTTAGGTATGTACCCCGTGGATGATCCGCAAGCGTTGCGTAATCCTCGCCCTGACAGAAGTTATGTGATTTCTGGTTTGCTAGCTGATGGGTATAGCGGCGGTGGTAGCCGAATCTTCCAATGGGGCTGGAACCCTGTTGGTGGGGCAAGCAGTTTTGATGCGGCGTTGACACCAAATAATTTGAATTTGGTTGTACAACTTGGTACAGTAACGGTTAGCGTAACTTAGGAGTTAAAAATGGACAAGAAAGACTTAAAGCAGGACAAAAAAATGATTGCTGGTGCAGTGCATAAGCATGAGAAAAAGTTGCATCCCGGCAAGCCAATGACTAAATTGGCTAAAGGCGGTGTAACAACCGACATGATGAAGTCTATGGGGCGTAACTTGGCTCGTGTTGCAAACCAAGGGAGCAAGTAATGGCTACATTTAGTAAAAAAATTATGGGTAAAGAAGTTGGCGATGCCAGCGTCTACGCCGAGCCGCACCATGCTACTGGAAAGAAGTTCACTATCTCTGGTAATCCCGGAAAAGAAGCTAACTCTAGCAAGTTAGACACGATGGATGTCAGCATTGGCGCTATTAGCAAGTCTGCTGGCAATGAGCCTGTTAAAACCGACGGCATCAGAATGCGCGGTACTGGCTGTGCCACTAAAGGCGTGATGGCAAGAGGACCAATGGGATGAACTATTCCGAGTTAGTAACGGCAATTCAGACCTATACGGAGAACAACTTTCCCACCACTACGTTGGCGGATAGCACAGTTGTGACTTCAACGACTCAGATTAACCGTCTGATTACGCAGGCTGAACAACGCATTTATAACTCGGTACAGTTTCCATCTATTCGCAAGAACCAATATTCAGCCATCACAGCCAACAACAAATACGTTTCTCTTCCTAGTGATTTCTTATCTGTGTATTCTCTAGCGTTGGTAACGGGGGCTACAGGTAGCCCTATTAATTTAGACACAGGCACGTTTGAGTACCTATTGAACAAAGACGTTAATTTCATACGTCAGGCATATCCAACTCCTAACAGCACGGGTGAGCCAAAATACTATGCTTTGTTTGGACCAACGGTTTCTGGTGCCACCATTACAAATGAGTTGTCACTAATTCTTGGGCCAACCCCAGATGCTTTGTATTACGTAGAACTGCATTATTACTATTACCCAGAATCAATCACCACAGCCGTAACTACATGGTTGGGCGATAACTTTGATACGGTTCTCTTGTATGGTTCGCTGGTTGAAGCGTATACGTACATGAAGGGTGAACCCGATTTGATTGCTTTGTACGACACTAAGTACAAGGAAGCATTGGCTCTGGCTAAACGCCTTGGGGATGGTATGGAGCGTCAGGATGCTTACCGTTCTGGTCAATATAGACAGGCGGTGACTTGATGGCTTTCACAGGAAACTTTACCTGCAATACGTTTAAGACGGGCTTGATGAATGGCTCGTTTAACTTTACGTCTGGTAGTTTTTATTTGGCGTTGTATACCAACTCAGCTACGTTGGATGCGACTACAACTGCATACACAGCTACGGGCGAAGCGTCTGGTGGCAACTATGTAGCAGGTGGAAACCTTTTGACCATAGCGCAAGCCCCTACGATTGGTAGCCAGACGGGTGCGGCTACTTCGTATATTTCCTTTTCAAACACATCATGGACAGGCGCAATAACTGCACGGGGTGCGTTGATATACAAGGCAGGGGCTGGTGGGGCAGTTTGTGTTCTAGATTTTGGCGCAGATAAGACCTCTACAGCCACATTCACCGTACAATTCCCAGCAGTCACTAATACGTCAGCAATCATAAGGATTTCATAATGTTAGTAACAACTACTAAAGGCGACATAGACGATTCTTTGCTTGAAAAGCGAGAAGGAACCGTGGACAACGACAACGAACTTACCACATGGGTGGAGTACTGGCTAGAGGGTGAACTTGTTCATCGTTCTGCACATGTAACCTTGAAAAAAATGCCCACCTTTGCTGGTGGCGAAACCGCTTCTTTAGCATAAAGGAAATATCATGGCAAATACTCAATCAATGTGTACCTCGTTCATGGGCGAGTTAATGACTGCGACTCATAATTTTGGTACTGCGCCAACCCGTGGAACAAGCGCAACCGACTCCTTTAAAGCGGCTTTGTATTTGGCATCTGCTACTTACAACGCATCTACTACGGCATATTCGGCAACTGGAGAAGTTTCTGGTACTGGGTACACCGCAGGGGGCATAGCGGTCACGGCGGCGACCCCTCCTACAGCGACCAACGCATCATCTACAGCGGGCGTGGCGTTTTTTACGCCTTCTGCTTCGCTTGTCTACACAACGGTGACTTTGTCTACAGCGTTTGATACGGTGTTGATATACAACTCTACTCAAAGTAATAAAGCGGTAAGTGTCCATACGTTTGGTAGTCAGACTATTACGGCTGGCACGTTTACTTTGACGATGCCAAGTAATACCACTACGACTGCTTTACTGCGTCTGGCAACAACCTAAGCGGAGGCGGCGCACGCCGTAAACCATGTTTGGTATATCCGCATACGCACAGGCCCCATATGCCTCGTTAGGAGCATCCGATGTAACACTTGCCCTGACGGGCGTAGCTGCGACTGGTGCGGTTGGCACGGTTGTCCCTAGTATTACAGTTGCTCTTACAGGGGTATCTGCTTCTGGGGCTGTAGGTACAGTAGTACCTAGTAGAACAGTAGCCATAACAGGTGTTCAAGCCGCAGGCGCAGTAGGCACGGTAACTAACGGCGGCGTAGTAGTTGCGCTTACAGGTGTATTGGCTTCTGGCGCGGTTGGGACGGTCATCTATAACGAGTCTGATGCAACTAGCGGTGACGAGGCTGTAGGCTCAGTAGGAACAGTAACCCCAAGCCTTACCATCGCTCTAACAGGGGTGGCTGCTTCTGGGGCTGTTGGTACGGTTACGCATGGTAAAGAAGTTGCCATAACAGGTGTTCAAGCTGTTGGCGCGGTAGGAACAGTTGGTGTTGTTAAATCTTTTGCGTTGACTGGCGTTGTTGCTACAGGCGCAGTTGGAACTGTAATAGCGGTGTACTGGATATTGGTAGATGACAGCGAGACTTCAAACTGGCAAAATGTGAACAATTCTCAAACGGCTGGCTGGGCATTGGTTGACGACACGGAAACGTCTAACTGGAATCTGGTTGAGACAGTTTAAAGGAACGACATGGCTTTTGTACTTGCAGATAGGGTAAAAGAAACCACCACAACGACGGGTACGGGAACAGTGACTCTGCTTGGCGCGTCAACAGGGTTTCAGTCTTTCTCCGCCATTGGCAACACAAACACCACCTACTACACCATAGCAGGTCAAACAGGCTCTGAGTGGGAAGTGGGTATTGGTACTTACACATCGTCAGGGACAACCCTAGCCCGTACAACTGTTATATCTTCCAGCAACGCAGGCGCATTGGTCAACTTTAGTGCGGGTACAAAGGATGTGTTTGTCACGTACCCAGCAGAATTCACGGCTAATGCTATTGGTGGTGGTATTGGCGCGGTGCTTCTTAACGCATCTACTGCCACAGTAAGTGGGTCAATCTCCACAGGGCAAAATGGCTTTACTGTTGGACCTTTAACAGTCAATAGCGGTGTGACAATAACGATTGCATCAGGACAAAGGCACGTAATCATATGAGTACGATTAGCGCATCAACAACGACAACAACTGCATATGTAGTAACTGCGGATACAACAGGCGCATTGGTTATTCAGACTGGTGCTACGCCTACAACGGCTATGACCATTGATACTAACCAAAATGTATTAGTTGGCACAACGACAACCACAAACAATATTAGAAATGGTGAAAAACTAGCCGTTGTTACAACTGGTAGCGGAACTCAAGGCGGCGCATCATTAACGACATATTCTGGCACTGGTGCGGGTAATGGTGTTATTTTAGATATACAGCGTAGCCGTGGGACTACTGATGGCTCTATGACTGCGGTTGCATCTGGTGACACGCTTGGGTATGTTTTGTTTCGTGGCTCAGATGGAACAAGTTTTCAAGATTCTTCGTACATTACTGCTCAAGTTGATGGCGCAGTAAGTGCTGGAACTGTACCCGGTAGATTAGGATTTATTACCTCTGGCACAGAGCGTATGCGCCTTAACTCATCTGGCACAGTAATTTTGCAAGGTGGCTCTACTTCAGCCACAGGCACAGGCATCACTTTCCCCGCAACCCAATCAGCATCATCTGACGCAAACACATTGGATGATTATGAGGAAGGGACTTGGACACCTAAACAGACAAATGGTACTAATTACACTGTTTCTTCAACTTGTCGATATACAAAAATAGGGGCATTGGTTTATTGGTGTGTTGATATTACTGCCGTTAATGATTCAACATCTATTATCAATATGCCATTTACCTCCGCTTCTGGTTCAAATTATGCTTGTTCTATTGGCTATACAGACACCACAGTCACAACTTGGTACGGACATACCAACCCTTCTTCAGTAAATACTGTTTTTTTTAATGGAAATGCCTCGTATACTTTTTCAGCGGGGAAAAGGGTAATCATGGCTGGTACATACATAGCATCTTAAAAGGAACAATCATGGCACTCACAGAAACCAAAATCATAGACCAAATCACAGTCACCGAAAACGGCATAGTGCTGTATCGGGAAGCAACACGCATCCTAAAAGATGGTGAGCAAATAGCACAGACATACCATCGGTCAAGCCTAACGCCAGCACAAGACTTAACAGGTCAACCAGCAAATGTAGTGGCTATCTGCAATGCCGCATGGACTGCTGAAGTGATTTCTGCTTATCAAGCGCAAATAGCACAACAAGGGGTCTAAAGTGGCATCTTCCATCCTCAGTGACAATGGCGTAACTAGCGGTAGTGCTGGACTAAAAACGAGTGCCGACAGTACGGGTGTATTAGCCTTACAGACTACTACTGCTGGTGGAGCAGCTACTACGGCAGTAACTATTGATACTTCACAGAATGTGGGGATTGGTGCTTCTAGTGGTTTAGATGGAAAATTAACTTTAAACCAATCTACGGGTGCTTATTTATCCGTTCAATATAACGGAACATCAAAAGGTTATTTTGGAACAGGAAATCAATTAGTTACTGGTGGTGGCACAAGTGATTTAGGAATTTCTACAACTGGTTCAGGCAATATGTTATTTGCCTCTGCTGGCACAGAGCGTATGCGTATCGACTCCTCTGGTAATGTAGGGATTGGTACTACTTCAATTAATGCCAAACTTAATGTAAAAGCAACTAATAATACTTATGCTGGCGGTGCATTGGCTTTGTTAGATGCCGCTGGAACTAGCAAAAGTTACATTACTGGGATTGCAAGCAGTATATATTTTGGTGACAATGCAACTAATGATTGCGCAGTCATAAATCAATATGGAGTTGGTCTTGGTGGCAACGCTCCAACTTCTGGTTTAGGCGTTCGTTTCCCCGCAACCCAATCAGCATCATCTGACGCAAACACATTGGATGATTATGAGGAAGGGACTTGGACACCAAGCCTTGGCGGTAACACTACATATGTAGCGCAGGTTGGGGCTTACACAAAGATAGGAAGATTTGTTTGTGCGACATTTGAGGTGAATGTAAGTAGTATTGGCACTGGTTCTTCAACAACTATTTCTGGTTTGCCTTTTACATCATTTAGCACTCCAACCAATGGTATGGGCGGCATGGTAGGTTATTTTACTGGTGGGGCAAATAGTGTCGTGATGATTACGCTTCGTATAGACCTTGGTTCAACAACTTTTGGTGTTGCCTCTATTGCTTCTGCGGCAACTGGAATGAATGCTGGTCTTGCATTTTTCGCAAACGGCACAAGGATTCTTGGCTCTATTTGCTATTTCACCGCATAAGGAAACACAATGTCAACATTCACAGAAACCAAAGTCATCGACCAAATCACAGTCACCGAAAACGGCATAGTGCTGTATCGGGAAGCAACATGCATCATAAAAGATGGTGAGCAGATAGCACAGACATACCACCGCTCGTCCCTCACACCCGGTCAAGATTTGACTGGTCAACCAGCCAATGTTGTTGCTATCTGTAATGCCGCATGGACAGCAGAAGTGATTTCTGCTTATCAAGCACAAGTAGCGGCGCTGGAGAGCAGAACATGACAGTCGTAATTGACGGAACAACGGGCATAAGCCCAGTAACAGCATCAGGCACATCAGCATCAGTAGACGGCATGACTGTAGGTCGTGGCGGTGGTGAGGTTGCTACTAACACGGCTGTGGGTGCAAGTGCTTTGGGAGGCGGTTCGCAAACTGGTGTTCAAAATACTTCAGTTGGCTATCAAACAATGCTTGCCAATACATCTGGTAGTTACAACTCTGCTTTTGGTCATCAAACAATGACTGCCAATACAACTGGCGAACAGAATGCGGCTTTTGGTCGTGAAGCACTTTTATCAAATACTACTGGAAACTTTAATGCGGCTTCTGGTATGGCGGCATTGAGAGTAAACACAACTGGCTCAAACAATACTGCCTTTGGATTTGCGTCTCTTTATCAAAGCACCACAGCATCTAACAACACCGCTGTGGGTTATCAAGCGGCATATAGCAACACTACTGGTTTTAGCAACACGGCAATAGGCTATCAAGCAGGATATACATTTACTACAGGCTCAACTCAAGAGCAAACTGCTATTGGGCATCAATCCCTTTATTCTGGCGGAGGTAGTGCCGATGTTGCAGTAGGATTTAAGTCTTTGTATTCAGCAAATACGAATAGTGGCGTAAATACGGCAATGGGCTGGAATGCTTTGACTGCCTTAACAACAGGGGCATATAGTGTTGCTGTAGGGGGGCAAGCGGGGGCTGGCATAACAACTGGCAGTTACAACACGGCAATAGGCAGAAGAGCCTTGCTTTCAAACACAACGGGCGGGTATAACACTGCGCTTGGTTCAGATGCACTTGGCTCCAACACCACAGCATCTAATAACACAGCAGTAGGTTATCAGGCGGCTTACAGCAATACCACAGCGCAATCAAATGTGGCTGTTGGTAGTGGTACTATGTACGCAAACACAACTGGCGGTGCTAATACTGCTGTTGGTCGTGATGCT